TGGCGGCTGGTGACAACGGTGCAGTCAAGCTGTTCTACCCAACCTTCTTTGCAACTTGTGATGTGGCGATTGCGGCTGGTGGCCTAGTGGCTACTAGCACGGCTGGCCTCGTAACAACTGCGGCCGCCAATGTTGGCGTTGTCGGAGTTGCTCTCGAAGGTGGCGCGGCCGATGCAGTCATCGAAGTCGCAGTTCCCTTAACCCAGTAATTTAACCAACCAAGAAAGAATATAAATATATGGCATACGTAAGTGGCGGTTCAACAATTCGCGCCGACATCAACCAAGCGTTGATCGAAGCCCCTCAAGCCGATGTGGGCTTGATCGGTTCGCAACTTCTCCCTTTGCAGAATGTAGATGCAAAGAGCGGAACTTATCTCAAGGTTCAACTTGGAGGTGCAGACCTCTTGACCAACAATGCAACGGCTCGTGATTCTGGTTCTGCTTACAGCCGAGGGATTCGTTCCTTCAGCTCTGCGAACTATTCCACGGACGAATTTGGCTTGGAAGAGCTTCTGGACGATGCAACCGCTTTGGACTTAAACCGGTTTTTTTCGTACGAGGCAGAAACTGCGAAGTTCTTGCTCCGTCAGTTAAAACTCTCCCACGAGAAGCGAGTGTCCGATCTTCTCTGGGCTGGTTCGACTCCCTTCACCATCTCTGACCAGACTCGTGCAGTAGCCTACACGAACACGAACATCGCCACGGTTGATGTGGCTCGTGACGTAGCGGCTGCCAAGCTCGCTCTTAACCAGTATGGTTATGAAGTGAATTGTATTGCGATGTCGGCCAATGTGTTTGAGTTAATCAGACGCTCCACCCTCCTCCAGAATCAGTTCTTCGGAGTTATCTCCAATACTGGTGCTCGGTTGTTGAGCGAAGCTGAAATCGCGGCGGCTCTAGGAGTTCAGAACCTCCTCGTTGGTCGTGCGGCGATCAACTCTGCCGGTAAGAACAAGGCCTACACCGGCTCGTTCGTTGTTCCAGACACCAAAATCATTGTTGGTCAGATTTCTGGTGGTGAGTTCACCGCTGGTGGAATCGGACGCACCTTGGTCTGGTCGGGTGACTCGGCTGGTGGTTTCGTCTCTGAAAGCTATCGTGACGAAGCTCGCCGTAGCCAAGTGCTCCGCGTTCGCATGAACACGGACGAAGTTGTGATTGACCCGAACGCCGCCGTTCGTATCACCACCAACTACTCCGCAAGCTAAAGATTGCTGTTGGTTGTTTCATAGGAATGGGGGGAGGGCGAAAGCTCTCCCCCCTTTTCTTTTTGACATAAATAGTGAAACTATGGTAGGAAATCCTTATGACAATTAACGGCGGTGTTCGGATTGGCGGGCTGGGCATCTTGCAAGCCTTCGACCCAGATGCGTCAGCTTATTTTGTTCGGGCGGGAGTGACAGATGCTACCGCTAAAATTCAAATAAATCTTTTTGTAAAAGGCACAAAAGATTTGGGGCTTTGGAACGATATGGTTTGCTGGCCCTTGCGCTCAACACAGAACGCCGGAACTGATGCAACTGCGTATAGTCTTGGTGGATTAGGTACTTTCAATGGGACTCTTGTAAATAGCCCAACTTGGGGAACAGATGGAATTACATTTACTTCTGGCTCTTCTCAAACAATCAATGTTCCCAACATTACAATATCACAAACGGATTTAATAGTGGCCACTTGCCAAGCCGCAACATCTGGAAATTTAAGAACTATTCAATATCAAGCAGTTGGTGGTGTGGAGGTTGGAATTTGGGCGGGCTTTGGTTCTCAATATTATTGGGATTGCAGGGCAACAACAAATGCCTTGAATCGGCAACTTGGTGGATCAGTGCCAACCAGTCGAATATTTACGCACGGAATTGCCTCCACAAGCGGAGCCTCATTCTTTGTTAACGGAACATCAGTTTTAAGTAATGCGGTTTCATCTACAAATGCTAATGCTTCTAGTTTTCAAATAAACCAAAACGGCGGAAATGGTAACATTGCTTTTGCCATGTTCTCACAATCAATAACTGGAAACGCATCGCTCTATAACCTTTACAAGACAACCCTTGGTGATGGCTTTGAATTGCCATAATTAAAAACAAGAAATCCCGCTGAAATCCTAAATGAAACACAAAATCTCACTCTATCTCATCGCTGGTAATGAAGAAGAATACATTGAGCGTTGCCTCAAGTCGTTTGCCCCAATCGCAAAAGAAATGGTTGTATGTATTTCTAGGGGGTCAGCTACATCCGACAAGACCGAGGAAATTGCAAGTGGCCTTGGGGCGAAGATCGTTCATTACCAGAATAAAAGAACTGATTGGAATCACATAGACGATTTTGCCACGGCAAGGAACACGGCTCTTGAGGCTTGCTCAAACGAATGGTGCTTATGGGTAGATGCTGACGATGTGATGGCCGAGGATGGGGCGAAGGTTGTCGAGGAGGCTATTGACCTTGCCGTTGAGAAAGACGCTCACCTCGTGGCGTTAAAGTACAATGTAGACAACGCTGGCCTCATCCCCCTCCGAGAAGAAATCTCTAAGAGGGGGACTTGTAGTTGGAAGAATCGAGTCCACGAAATGCTGGTTTGCAAAGAGTCAAACAAGACGATTGGCGTGGATAAGATTTTCCGTATTCACAAGCCTCACGGATATAAGCCGAGGAGTGCGGAGAGGAACTTAAACATCTTGGCCGATACGCTTGCACCAGCCGCTAACTCCCTTTACTACCAAGCCCAAGAGTATTTTCTGTCTGGGCAAATCGAAAAGTGCATTGATTCGAGTATGCGGGCGTTGGCCTTCCCAGAACTAGAGGATACGCTTCGCTACGATGTGCTTTGCAACTTGGGGAGAGTCGCACCAGAAAACGAAAGGCTTTCTTATCTTGGACAAGCCGTAGCCCTACAACCCGATAGGCGAGAGGCTTATTTTTATATAGCGAATCATTGGTCTGGTAAGGGCAACTGGGTAAAGGCTTATGGTGCGGCAAGGACTTGTCTGACTTTGCATCGCCCAAAAGCCCATTACTGGAATCTTGTTGAGGCAATCTACAACTGGCAAGCGATGGACTTGTACGAGACGGCTTCGGTGTGCGTGGGAGAGACTGCCGAGGCCGAAAAGATTAAGAAGATGCGACCAGCCCCCAAGATCAGCATTATCCACGCAACAAGAGGCAGGCCACAAGTCGCTTGGCAGAGGCGTTGGCAATGGCTTTCCCTAGCTCAAAACCCACTAGAAATTGAGTGGTTGTTTATGGTCGATCACGATGACCCCACCGACTACACCCCCCACCAAGCCATTAGGTGCAGTCCCGGAGGCATCGTCAACGCTTGGAACGCAGGGGCGAAAATAGCCAAAGGGGACATTATCGTTCAAATGAGCGATGATTGGACACCCCCCCGCCATTGGGATGCCCTAATTTCGAACGCTGTTGGGGATACAAAGGCAGAGAAAGTGCTGGCAGTATCAGATGGCCTTCGGCAAGACAAGCTCCTCTGTATGGCGATCTTGACGCAATCTAGGCTCAAGAAGCAGGGGCATCTATTCCATCCAGACTACCAAGAGTCGGATGGCATCTATTCGGATAATGAGCATACAGACAGAGCCTACGAAGAACAAGTGGTGGTTGAGGCTAGACATATCCAATTTAAGCACGATAACCCTATGTTTAATGGTGGGCAACCAGATGAACAACTAAAAAACCACAACAAGCCGGAGTTCTACGAGAAAGGAAAAGCGATCTATGAAAAACGCAAAGCAAATAATTGGATGTAGGAAAGAAAAAAGCGGGGAGAATACCAAGGGGCTTGGTATAATTAGATTTGGCAGGTCTCGCCCCGACCCCACCAAGTATGTGAAGGTTGATATTACCTATGACGAAAAAGCAGAGAAAGATTTGTATGAGTGCGGGATGATTGCGTTGAAGCACGACAAGGAAGCAGTTATTCAATATGTGATTGTTAAGGCTCTTACTGGATACGCAAAGTGCAAGAAATAAGCATCCACGACCCCTTCGGCCAAGCCCTTGCAAAGTATAGCGAGGGGCTAGATGTTGGCCTAGAGATCGGGGGAGGAACTGGGGACGGCTCAACTCAATGTATCAGAACCAAAAAACTATTCAGCATTGAGAACCACCCAGACCGCATAGGCCGTCACTCGATGAACCTATCTGCAAGAGGCGGTGTTGCCATCAACGGCACGGCAACCCTATCAAAACTCTGGATGAACAAGAATGATATCGAGGAATTTTATAGGACTATCAAAACAAATCTCAACCAATACCCGCTCGAAACAGTTCTTGGCTGGCACAATGTCTGCCTAGAAACCGCCTTTCCATATTCAACCAACGCAATCGAGGACATTCACTTTGAGCATAATGTGGACTTTAACTTTGTTCTAATCGATGGCTCGCCTTTTTCGGGCGAGGCAGAGTTGCGTTGTGTTCGTCCCTTCCTAGCGGAGAAGGCGATCATCGCATTGGACGATGTGAACGACATAAAGAACTACACCAATTACCACAAGCTCAAGGGATTTGCCGAACTGCTCTGGGAAGATTTGTCGGCGCGTAATGGTGCGGCCATATTCCGACTATGACCATTGTTCAAATCGGATGCAACGATGGGAAAGATCATATTCTAGATTTTTGCCAAAAGAACAAGGAGGGCATTGAAGCGATACATCTCATAGAGCCAAACCAAGAAGGACTTGAGGATTGCAAGCAGACATATTCAGATTTCAAGCAAGCCAGATTCCACAACCTTGCGATTGTTCCGAATGATGCTGGCTCTGTGGATTTGTATATTCCACGCTCAAGAGCACTCAACGCTCACGCCTCAACATTGAAAAATCACCTAATAGATCACGGCCATACAAGTTTTGATACAATCAATGTACCCGCCACAAGCCTTTCCGATTTCCTCGATTCAAACAAAATTGAGAAGTGCGACAGACTTTATATCGACGCGGAGGGCTTGGATTGCGAGATCATACTTAATTTTGATATTGAAAAACACAATATCAAAAGAATCGAATTTGAGACTCTTCATTCTGACGGATTTCTAGCAAAGGGGAAAAACTACAACTCTTGTATTAAGAAACTAAAAACCCTCGGATACAAGGCAACAGAAGCAGGCGAATATAACGAGGCTTACGAACTATGAACCATATTACCGCAGATTTTGGAGAGGATTGGTTCGACTCGCCCAATGTCTATAAAATGCTTGTGGAGAATTGCCGAGACGATGGCAAGATTGTTGAACTCGGGGCGTGGAAGGGAAGAAGCTCGGCGTTTCTTGTGGTTGAGGCATACAATAAAAGCCCAAAGATCGAGGTTCATATTGTCGATACTTGGGGAGGAAACCCCCTTGATGGCTCACAAGATCAATCTGATGAGCTATATCATAAATTCATTTCTAATATGTCTCTCCTTGCCAGACCCTACCAAGCCCACAGAATGACAACAAACGAGGCGGCGGGGCTTTTTAAGGACGAATCTTTAGACGCAGTTTTTATAGACGCAGATCATTCGTATGAGGCCGTGAAGCTAGACATTCAAAATTGGTTGCCGAAGGTTCGCAAGGGCGGGATATTGGCTGGACACGATTATAATTCTGCTTGGCCGGGAGTCATAAGGGCGGTTAATGAGATACTTCCAGAGGCAGAAAAAATAGATTATTGCTGGGTAAAAAAATGCTGACTATCTTTACCATCGTTCTAAATGGGATGCCCTATATTGAAAAGCATCTTGCCGAGTTCCGGAAGCTCAAGATTCCTTGGCAATGGAGGATTGTCGAGGGAGTGAGCGAGCCTCTGGGATGCACCCGCTGGTGTAAGCAAGTTCCAGAGAAGTATCACAAGGACTTCAAGAGCATTGACGGAACGCACGAATATCTTGAGAGCATTAGGGACGAGAATGTTTCAGTCTGTTGGCAGGCCAAGCCTTTCCCCGGCAAGCTGGCGATGATTAACGAGGCGTTGCAGGGGGTGGAGAATGGCGTTGTTATGGAGATTGATTCTGATGAGATATGGAGAGCCGACCAACTAGAGGCAATCTTCGGGCATCTCAAGGGATGCGAGGAGGGGCGAGCCATGCAGTTCCATTGTAATTATTATGTGGGGCAGAATAAAAAAGTAGTGACTAGAGAGGGCTTTGGCTCGAACTGGTACGAATGGTTTAGGGCTTGGAAGTGGGGCAAGGATGTTCATTTTACCAGCCACGAACCACCCAAACTTAATGTCCAATCGATGATGATTCCAAGAGGAGTGACTGAAACTTGGGGGCTAACCTTCGACCACTTTGCCTACGCCACAAAGGAGCAAGCCCAATTTAAGGAAGATTTCTATGGGTATAAAGGGTTAGTCGAGGGCTGGGAAAAGCTACAACAAACCACAAGCCCAGTTAGGTTAAGGGATTACTTCCCATTCATAACAGACAAGAGCGTTGCCGATGAGTGTTAAAACTATTAAGTATTCGCAGAGGCTTGGGGATGTGCTTCGTTGCCTACCAGCCGCCAAGCATCTAGCCGACCAAGGCCACGAAGTTTTCTTTGATTGCTTCGATCAGTATCACGGAGTTTTTGATTTGGTTAGTTATGTGAAGTCTGGGAGCAAAGGGGATGTTTTAGATTTGGAGATATGGCCGAACAGATACAACGACTTCATTAAAAGCAGAAAGAATTGGCACGACTTTGTTTATAGCCATCCAGAGATTAAGGAAGCAGACAAGACCAACATTGTATTAGATAAGTTGGACGATAAACCAGCCGAGGGACTCCCAGAGACTTATAACCTAGTTGCCCCTTTTGGCATATCTCAAACATTCTACCGCAACCCACTAACCCTAATCCAAGACGCAGTTAAAGAGCTTGGCAAAGAAAGCGTATTTGTTTTATGTCCACCCGACATAAAGATTCAAGGATTGAACACATATACAGCCCAATCGGTTGAGCAAATGGTGAAGGCGATTAGGGGGGCGGGTAAGTTCTGGGCAGTCAATTCTAGCCCCATCATCATCGCCTCTGCGGTTAGGAGAGGCAAGGAAAGTAGGTTTTGGGGTGAGAAAAACGAGGCAGAAGTTCAGAATGTTTTTCACTTTGAGGGGCTAACAAGGATGGATTGACATAGGAGGTGATTTTATGGCGGGGACAATCGACACCTCTTACTTCTCAACTGACCTGCAATTTATGATTGCGGATATGTTCCAAACAGTCACCGGGCTTGCCTCCTCCGCAGTTTCCGCATCAGTCACAGACCTCATAACCGCTAGTGAGCTTGAGATAGGCGGGGAGGTGTTTAGAGTCACCCAGTCTGTCGTTGTCTTGGCTTCAGCAATCTCTGCCCCCACGATTGGTTCACTTTGCACCGTGAGTGGGGTGGAGCGTATGATCGGAGGATTTTCGCAAAGCACCGATGGCCTTTCCTTTACCATCGAACTTGCGGAGATTACGACCTAATGGCCTCGATAGAGAGGGAGGTTGAGAACGCCCTCCTTAATGTTGTTTCTGGCATTACTGGCGTGAACTTCTTTACCAGCGAGAGGGGGACGGCTCGCACGATGCCCAGCGTCACGGTTCAAGCCACCATAAGCGGGGAGGAGCTTGTGCCTTTCTCTGGTGTATTCAAAACCCCAGTCACCATCACCTATGTTGCTAGGGCAGACACAACTGCACGAACTGCCTTCGATGCCAAGTTTTATGACATATTAGAGCAACTCTATCGTGACCCAGACTTAGCTAGTTATCTAACCACCAATTCAAACATCACCTTCTATGTGGCGAAGGTGACTGGGGATAATCCAGCCGTGATTGGGCAGAATAGAACTTGGTCAAGGGCTATGACCCTAGACATCACCGCAACGGCAAAGAAATGAACAACAGCGTTCAGATAAATGTGGAGGATGCTTTAGAAAATCTCCTAGCCAACATTCCCAACCTCAATGTCTATAAGACAAATAGGATTGGGGCAAAGCTATTTCCATCAGCCACAATCTCGGCATCGGTTGGTGGGCAATTGCTTGGTAATTACACCGGAGTGTATGAAGTCTCTGTTTCCGTGGACTACTCCGACACAGCGGCCAAGATTAGCCAAGAGAATTTTGACGCCGAATACTGCTCAATATTTGAGGCGTTCTATTCTGAAACCACGCCCCTCTTTACCAAGATTCAAAACAACATAGTCGATACAAAGGTCTATACGGCACGGATTACTGGTCAAACCCCGACGATTAGGACAGCTAAAAGAGCTTGGCAGAGGGGCTTGAAGATGAGCCTTATTTGCACCCCATCGGAGACGGACGACGGCTTGAGGTATTTGAACTTCTACCAAAAGGAAAACTCAATGTATGTGGCAGTCATTTAACAAGGTATAAGGCTATATGGCACTTTCCATTTTAGACGGCAATCAATCAGCAACTACGCTTTCAACCATCCTTTCGAGTGGGCAACATATCACCGCCCACACGGTTATTAGCCTTGGCACTCAAGCCATTACGGACATCACAAGTGCAGTCAGCGGGACGAGCGTATGTGTAGGCTCAATCTCTATCTCTGGCACGCCTAGCGTTACTGGGTCGGTATCAGTTCTCAACTTCCCAGCATCGCAATCAACCACCTTCGGGGCAGTTACAGGAAGCGTGTCAGTTCTAAATTTCCCTGCCTCTCAATCAGTAACCTTTGGGGCTACAACTGGAAGCGTATCTGTTCTTAATTTTCCAGCATCGCAAGCCGTCACATTTTCCGCAGTCACCATCTCTAATTTCCCCGCCACTCAGCCGGTCTCCTTGACTACGCTTCCCGCATTAGTTGCGGGCACGGCACAGATTGGTTCAGTAACGGCATCTATCAGCGGGACAGTCCCGATATCCATTTCATCGGTCACAATCGGCAACAGTCTGACCATCGCCTCACTCCCCGCACTAGCCGCTGGCACAGCCCAGATCGGCTCTGTTACGGCATCCATATCGAACAGCGTTACGATTGTGTCGCTCCCTGCGATTAGTGGGACGGTCACGGCGAATCTTGCAATCTCATCCACAGTCATCACCTCTGGCAGTTTTACATCACTAACTTCAGCCACGCTCGTTCCCGCAAACCCCGCCCGCAAAATGGCGACTGTCTTTAATCTTGGGGCAGGGCAGTTGTTTATTAACGCAGGGGTAACCGCCACCACCCTAGGCGGGGGATTTATGGTTGCCTTGTCCAGCGGAGATTTATTTGAATGTAATTACACGACTACCACACTTTCGGCTATCTTTGCAACAGCAGGAACGGCTAGTTGGATGAGTCACTAGGAGCTGGGCGATGCCTCTTTTTAGATCCACTTTTAGCGTTTTCATTCCTACTGCCGATGCCAATGCCGCCTCATACATATCGAGGGTTGGCATCACAGATTTACAGGGGCAGATAGACATTCACAACTTTGTAAAAGAATTAAAAAACGCAGGCTTGTATTCTCTGCTCACCTCAATTTATCTGTGCCGCTCTCGCCACAACAAGGGAAGCGGGACAACTTTATTTGATCTAAAAAACGCTTACGATCTTACCGCTGTAGGTTCGCCCACTTGGTCTGATCTTGGCACTTTTTATGGAACTGCTGGAAGCGATTACCACGGCTCTGCTTCAATCACGCAAGCTGTAGCGGCATCTATTCTTCAAATTGGCTGTTGTGCAAGGACAAGGCTGGCTGCCACAGATAATCAAGCCATAATGTCCTATGATGGTGGTGCAGGTGACAGCAACTATTTCAAAGTAATTTACAATAGTTCTTCCTCACAATACTACATGTTTTATACAAGAAATTCTGTTGCTTATTTTCCAACAGCAGGAAGCACAACCAATAGAAATTCAGCATATCAAACAGTACAAGCCTCGATGGGAGCTACTGTTCATAGGCAAATGATAAATGGTCAGCTAGTTACTGCAACTCTTGCTACTTCAAAAAATCCTATTAATACGCAAACATTTAAACTTGGTTCAACGGCAACATTCCAAGGCTACATAGGTTACGCAAATTTCGGAACTCAAGAACTTACTCTTCAACAATTATCCGATTTAGAGATGTGCTACAATAACTACATTATGACTGGTCTAATGCGCTAATGCCCTTCCTTTTCCTAACCCTATTGCTCTCCTCCTGCTCGCCACGGACAGTAGATAATACAGGGCTTCCAAGGTATTCAGAAATGCAAGCGGCCAAAGACCTAGGGCAAACGCCAAGCAAGTAGAGCCGATATGATGCACCAATATACTTATGAGGATTTCATGTCCTCTCTCAAATGGCTTGAGGCCGAGGGCTACATAGAGAAGTTCTACGACTCCAATAACGAGTTATGCGTCCGAATCTGCGAAGGAGCAGAGGATTGTGAAGTATGAGTGCCGATCAAGTAGCGGATTTGAGGGAGAGGCTCGCAAGAATCGAGGAGAGGCAAGTTGGGTTGATTTCAATTTTAGAGCGTCACACCAGCGAAATAGCTCAATGGACAGCCAAGATTAACGGCAAGGTGGACACCCTAGAGAGGGAGTCGCACACCATCAAAACTAAGCTATGGTTGGTAGCCCTTGTGTCGGGGGCGGTCTTTTCTACAATCTGGGAGCTGATTAAGGTGCGGGTGTTCCCACGATAATTTGACACCCTTAAAGTAGAACTATGATTAACAATTTTTCTGAGGTTTCAATCTAATGCCAGCGGTCACGGTGGGAAATGCTGGTCTTGTATTCGGGTTAAGCACAGAGACGATTGGTCTTGTGCAGAGCTTCTCTGAGACTCGTAATATCGAGAAGAACGAAATTAGGAATGCGAGCGGGGATATTTCTGGAATCGGATACTATAACCCAACGACAGCCTACTCCTTGAGCGTTGCAATTACTGGTGCCAACACAAGCCTAACGGTTGGCGGTGCTTTTGCCTCTCTTGCAAACGCCACTACGGTTGGTACTTGTCGAATCGACTCAATCGCCCTCAACAAGACGAATACTGGCTTCGTCACTATCGACATCTCGGCTACTGGATACCCTAACGTAAGTTAATAGAGGTTCTAATCCTCTAATGAAATCCTAAAGCTTATATGGAAGGCAGTAGTTACTGGGGAACGACAAATATCAAAGTGGCAAGTGCTGTGGCCGCTTTCGGTGGGACACTTCGACAAACAGACCCAGTTACCCACATAGTCCGTGAGGATGGCTCAAAGCAGATTACCTTTTGGTTTAACTCTGGCGGGTCTGGAAGCACCGCAAAGAAAGAAATGGAAGCCAAGTGGTCAGATATGACTAGCGACCAAGAAGCTCCAATTCGTTATGTCCGAGCCGCACTAGAGAATCGAGAAACGCTCCTAGGATTGGTTAAAAGAGCCGAGCCAATCCAGATTATAAAGAGAGGGGGGCAGACGCTCCTCGTCCCTACAAACGCCAAACCAGAGCTAAAAAGGGCTATCCTAAAGGCAATATAATATGAGTGACATCCTAGACGAAGAATTAAGTGCATCATTTGTTCAACCCCATAAATCGTTTAAGGGCGAACAGATTGCAGAATATACAGAAGGCTCACGCCTTTTAATGCTACAATGCAAAGATAAGAACGATTCCTCGGTATATTTTATATGGTCTTTCCTGTACTTGCACTTGTTGATTCATAAGAATAAGCGAGAGGCAATCAAGCTGGCTTGGGATAAGGATGCTTTTAGGGAGAGGGTGCTGGATTGGGTTGTTGATAAGACTGATGAGGATAGGGATATTGCTACAAATATAGTCTCTAAAATCATTGAAGACGCAAGTAAGGCCAAAGTTTCAATCGTTCAATCTGGACTTGAGGGACAATCCTCGGGAAACGAATAACGCCGGCGTGGACAGCCTACACGCTCTTTACGCTGGCAGAACGAACCGGGTGGAGTATGGAATACATCTTGTGGAGCGTGCCAATACGCATTCTTAACCAAGGCATCCATACATACCTATTTGGTAGCGGGGTTAAGGTTGTGAGAGATTCCTCTGTAAGTTCGGAAGAAAAAACCGAGATGGCAAGACTGATGGGGATTCAAATTTAACATACGGCGTTTTATATGTTGCAGATTGATCTTCTAAACCAAACCAAGTTTGTTCACAAATTGCAACAATATCAACAAGTCTCAAAAAAGAATATGGCCGATGTGATTAACAGTAAGCTTGGAGATGTTGCGGTTACTGCGATTGGAACAACCTATCACACAACAGCCGCACAAATCGCAAGCGAACTACAGAGAGTCGAGGGGCAAGTTGTTACTAAAAAAGTATTTAAGCCATTTGGACTCACAAAGTCTGGTAAGATTAAGAAGCGTAAGATTGGTGAATATGCGGTTGGATATAAAGCCAAATCAGTAAGCTATGCTGGAACATACAAGTTAGTTAATTGGCTTTTGAAGAATAGAGGGCTTCCCACATTGGGAAAAACAAAACTTGGAATCGGAGGACTAGGGATGGGAACAAAACTAGGAACGATTGGTGCTTTATCCAGAAGGCTAGTAGCTGGAAGAAAGCGTTCCGTGAATTATATTCGCAACGGCTGGTCAGCGGCCGCCGCAGTCTTTGGCAAAAGGGCAAGCCTAACACGAGGAGATTATAGCCCAGAAGCAATTAAAAGGCTTGGAGGAGGGACAAAAGCAGACAGCCAAAAGGCTCAAATGGAGGGAATCATATTTAATCGTGCTGGCGACCTTGACACAAGGTATTACCCAGTAAGGAAAAGAGCCATTTCTGGTGCGGTCAAGGTTGGTATGCCGGGGTTACAAATGGCTATTGATAAAGTTATGAAAGATATGAATGTATATCTCGCAAGAAAGAATAAAGAGGAAAGTGACAAGTTAGGATTGTAATATGGCAGACGCAACACAAGAGCTGATGCTTCGAGTTAGGGGCGATAACTCTGGGGCAGACAAGGCGATAGCAAACACAAAAACCTCTATTGAGGGACTTCGGGTAAGCGGAGAGAAGGCTAGTGGTGCATTTAAGAACTTCAGCCGTAGCTTGGCAGAGGCTAGGGATGCTTCAGATGTTGCGGCCTCTGCGGCCAATAGCCTTTCAAACATTGTTGGCAAGTCTCTTATGGGGGCATTTGCCGTTGGAGGCGTTAAGCTATTTACAGATCAAATCAACAGAATGGGCGAAAGCGTAAAGGCAACGGCAACCGAAGCCCAACAAGCCTTTGATAGTATCGAAAAGGCTGGTCAAGCGATGAGCTTGTCTGAAGCCACAAGCCAAGTCGCACAGCTAGACGCACTATTGGCATCTACTGCAAAAAAGTTAAGTGAATTAGATCGAAGCCCATTCCAAAACTTTATTGCTGGGGCTACTGGTGCTAGGAGTGCAATAGAAGATCTTGCTCAATCATCTCAAAGACTTCGAGATGTAAAATTGGCAGAAGGCCTAGCAAGCGAAAATGCAAATGCTGAATTTACCTCTGGCCTTGACCAGCAATCCATTCAAATTTTAAAAGTAAATGCGGAATATGAAAAACGAAGCAAACTTGCTCAAACATTTACAGATAAAGAGGCATATCGAATATATCAAGAGGTAAGTGCCGCTCAAAAGGCTAGAGAGACAAACGCGATTATCGACAAGGGAATAGAGGAAAGATCGGCAAAAGAAAGGGGGGCATCAGACGCAAGAAGAAAAAATACGATGGAGGAATTTCAGCTTGATATCGACTCTCAAAACAGAAAGACGGAAGCTGAAAGCAAGGCTTTTTTTGAAAAATTAGAATACCAAAAACAATTACTAGAACAAGCCAAGAAGATAGAAGAATCAGAATTAAAGTTAAATGAATTATTAAATAAAAGAATTGAAATACAAGATCAGCTAAAACAAGCACAACAAGGCGAAACAATAAGGCAGGGGGAGTTAGCGACTATGTCCGCAGGAGCTGGCGGGTCGTTGCGTGGGGCTGGGCAAAGAAAAACATCATTTGAAATTGGACTAGAGAAATCTGCGAATAGGGCATATCAGAATGAGATAAACAGACAAGCGGCAAGAGTAGATGAAGAAGTTGCGTTTGATTTGTATTTGCAAAAGGGGGCTGGGTCACGCATAGGTAAAAATGAAGTTCAAAATGAGAAGGTTAGAAGGGCAGAGCAATCAAAGACAGAACAAGCAAAAAGACAATTTGAAGACCCATATCAAAAGCAGATAGATAAAACCACGAAAGCACTCAAAGACAATGAACAACAAATTAGCAGACAGAAGAAATCATTTGATGATGCAATAAGCAGTGCTGGCAAATTTACCGAAACAATGCTTGATGCCTCTACAAATATGGTGGACAATTTTCTGAAGCCGGGGGCCGCCCCCGGAGGTGCAGAGGCTGGGGCGGGCGGTAAAGAAACTGGTTCGCTTTCTTCGATACAAGAGCTACTACAAAAGAATTTTGACGAACTAAAGGCGTATGCACACGCTACCTAATTTATGCCAACCATTATAGGAATACCCGCAGGGAAAATGATTCGGACTTCGGTTAATTCCGACACCGATAATCTTGGGCTAACGCGCCTTACAGAATCCTATGCCTTTGCAACTAGCGAGTTTCAGACATTTCGCACAAGGCTAATAAATCTAACTCCATATAATACTGTGATGAATTATGTTTATCCAGCACCAGCCACAACTTATCCCTATGTAGTTATTGATTCTGTAAGCATATCAGAGGAGGTTGGTGGAATCAGCACGGCAACCGTGCAATATATTGGAATCTTAAAAGCAACAAGGGCAAGCACCGGAGACTATTCTTGGTTACCACCAGCAAAACAGAAACTTCAGCCTAGTGCTGGCATAGAAAATCCAGTTTCTGTTGTTGTTGATTTCATTTATTATGGCGATTCAGAATACCCAGAATTGGATTTATATAAAAGGTATGGGGTTGGGACTATCTTGCCAATTTCCATCAATGGATTTAAGCTGTATAGAAGCATAAAAGAACCATACTACATTGAAAGAGATCAAGTTGGTCAGAGGATTGGTTCTCTTGCTCCCGGTGCTGTTGCTTTTAATGATTTAACTGGAACTGGGGCACGAGGCTCGTATTATTATGGAATGTTATGTGTCTCCTCCTTTTCAGAGCGAATGGGATTATTTTTAAGGGTAACAAACACATATGAAGATTGTGGTCGATTTAGTGAGTCTAGTGGGACTGTTATTATCGGAGTAAGCCCGCGACAAGCATCATTTTAAGTATAAATATATGCCAAGAAACGACAAAGAACTAGACGAAATCCCGTCTGGAAAGATTAAGATGGGTAAGAGTTTTTTTGAGAATATGCGGAATAGGATTGAAACCATACGGCCAAAGGCGGGAGATTATATCAAGGTGGAGGAGGAAAGGGGATATGGGCTAAAGATTTCTGGTAATTTCAATGTTGTAACGCTCAATGTTTGTAGTAATGGAGCGCCAGCGGAGCTTGTAGTATTCTCAGCACTGCCACCAACAAGCACTTAACAAGGGAGTTAGGTAATGGCATCGAATATCGACATCTATTTAGACGCACAAGGTAGTGGCATTTTGGTTGGGGGCTCGGCGGCTGGTGGCGTTTTGCCGCAATTCACTAGGAATGATGTTTATACATTTAGGCTTCGCATCCAAGATGCCCCAACTGGGCAAATACCAGCCGATATTGACACAACCGGGACAAGCCTAAAGCTAGGCATCGGAAACATAGACGATGTTCCTACTGATGGTCAGTTCAAGCTAACTTGTAACGGAACTACATCTTCGGCCATCACATTCAATTCGACAGCACTTCAAGTCTATAACGCAATTTCAAACAATGTTTCTACTGTTGCCACATTTGGGAATGAAGAATATAGCTATGTTTTAACCGCTACTCAGCCAAACACGGCTATGTCTTTTGGAGGGGATAGCTTTACACTTTTCCCGCTAAGCTCAATCTTTATTAGTACAAGGAGATTCCCCGCTTCGGGCATTAGGGCACAGCAAATTGTTAAGCTACGCAGAAACCCGGCGGTTTATGCCAATAGCTTTGTTTCTTCTTCAACTGCTGGTCAAGCAGTATTGAGCAAAACTCAAGACGGCTCTTCTACATCAAATGAATCCTATCGACTCGCATTCGGGAATGATGTCGCCGGAGGGTCATTTGTTCTTAACTATGGAAGCAACTCAACTACGGCTATCGCAATCGGGGCAACTGCGGTATGTGCGACAGAGGCTCTAACCGCAGTTACTGGGATTGGGGCTGGCAATATATCGGTTGTTCGTTTATCTGGTGAAAATGGATACTCAATTTCTTTTGTTCGCAATCTTGGCTCACAGAATGTAACCACAAATCTATTGCTCGACACAAGCGGGATTTACTTTGCCCCATGGAGAGAGGCCACAGTTACATTCGCAACTGCAGAGCTTGATGAGTTATTTGCCGAGGCTGGCACGGATACCATAACACCAACCATTGAAATTGAGATAACCGATGGCGGCAATCCAAAGACCCTGCATCAAGGAAGCGTAACGATCAGAAAAGATTTGATTAGTAGCGGGTCTGCAATCCCAGCCACTCAAGAAAGCTACTATACCAAGGCAGAGGCCAACGCCCTTTTTGTAGAGGACAGCAATACCAATGTTGATGCAACAAACCGCAAGCTGTATAATTCTAGTGGTTCAGTATTCCTAGATTGGCAGAACAATACCATCGGAACTGGCGCAACTATTCTCGATCTATCCGGAACAGCCGTCACGATCACAGACGGATACAACCTTGGCGTTGGCACAACTACCGGAACAAAGATTGGCGTTAGCACAAGTTCAAAGCTCGCCTTCTTTGGCTCTACTGCGATCACTCAACCCGCCAATATAAACGCAGTTTCTGGATTGATTTCACTTGGGCTTTTGGCAAGCGGGGTTAGCTACGGAGTTCTTCCGCAATCTTCCTATTCCGTCACAACGCTTGCCTCAGTCACCTTTGGAACGGTAGCTGGTAACGATCAGCATTATCGAGATGTTGTTGTTACTGGTGCAACCGTGAATGGAATTGTTTTGATTGGCCTACCCTCGGCAGTATCGTCTGGAATCGTGATTCAAGGTGTAGCCTATAAAGCCAACACGGTTTGTCTTTCAGCCATACATGCAGACACAGGAAGCGTTGACCTTAACACCGCAACCTACCGAATCACCGTCATCGGCTACTAACTAGGGGCAGTTGCCCTAACGAAATCCTTATGGGCAAAGTTCTTCACGCTAGTGGGAGCGGGTATTTTCCAAGTTGCATACAAGAAGGAGTTGGGTTTTGGAGTTTAGAAAAAGCCATGGAGGTGTTTTGGCGCATAAGAAGTTGGGAGCTAAATACAAGCATAACATATTCTATTCTTATAGACGGCGTACCTACTGAATTTACTGTCGGCCCTTCATCACCCTACCAGTTCACTTGGCGATATGATAACGGGGGCGACTTTTCCCCGCCAATTACCAGTGAAGAAGAGTTGGTGTGCTCAAGTGAGGTCAGCCTAATTGTGGGTATGGAACAATACATTATTAACGAGCCTTACGGCTTTCTTCAATTTACTTCTCCGCAAAAAAATGGCTCACTTTATAGCCCGGGATTCAGCTTATATTTTGAATTTGAGGCGGATGTTCTTGGTACTGGAGAATATCTTTTTTCAAATGGCGCAAATGGCCAGCCCGGGGGGCAAAAATCATTTTCGATATATGGGTCTGAACCAATCTCGATTGGGTTTCAAACATTTCAAGAGGATTTTACTTTTGTAGATGCCACATTTTCCCTAGAACCGACCGAATGGTGGTCTTACGGAGGAACATACAACACCTCTACTGGGGCTCGCCTTTGACACCCCCCCCTTCTTATGAACCAAATCTTAACCTTCATTCAGTCACAAGATGTGTTTGCTTGGGTAGGTGCTTTGGTTGCCCTCCTCTCTGCCGTGATCGCAGTTGCCTCTTTAATACCCGGTGACGAGCCAGAGAACACCCTCCAAAAGATTGTCGATTTCCTCTCGAAGTTCTCACGGAAATAACAATGTGGGAGGCCATTCTCGCCTCGCTTGCTGGTGTAATTGGAATCATCGCTTGGTGGACAAAGAACCGAGCCAAGACAAGAAAAGAACGAGACGATGAAGAGATTGCTTACAACCGCCGTCTGCGGGATGCAGAAGTGGATTCTTGGATTCATCGTCGCTAGTTTGCTTTGTGGGTGCGTAACAACCCGCCCTTACGACATTGGGCAAACGCCACACCAAGACTCGATCTCGGACTTCATCATGCGATGGGACAAACTCGACCGAGCAAAAGCCAGCCCCCAAGAATACCGAGAGTTGTATGCCCAAACGCTCAAGGCGTTATCTAGATCAATGGAAGAAACAGAACGATGCAAGTCGAGGCTTGACCAGCAATGACGATTCGGGAGGCGGTGGAAAGGTCAAGAGGCCACATCGAAAAGTGTGAGCCTAGTTTCGGCAAGCGGGTGGGGGCTTGGTATAGCGAGTTAATGTCTAAAAAGATTCCAGTTTTGATCTACTGCTCGGTGCGTACCCCCCAAGAGCAGGAGGAACTATACAGCCGTGGACGCACGAAAGCTGGGGTCAAAGTCACAAACGCTCGCGGAATACCCCCACAATCGCTCCACATTGACCAAGGTAAAGGGAGTCACGCCATTGACTATGTTCCCCTTGCTCGCACTCCCAGCGGTGATCTAGTGGCTTCTTGGGATGACGACCAAGGCTATTCAATCACACGCAAGATCGCCGAGAAGCACGGCCTTCGAGGATTGGATTGGGAACAGCCCCACCTAGAAGATGCAAACATTTCTGGATGGCGGGAACTTGTCTCGCCACAAAAAGAACAAGTGAACAAGCAGAAGATTTCCCTAGTCAACAAGCGTCCGTGGTCTAGTCGTTAATGGATGACATCAGAGCAGGGCGTGGAGAAAACCGAAGAGAAAGTTTTTACAAAGAAACACGACCTCCATCTGACCACCCTGCAAATGGCGGCGGTCGAATCGATGGAGAGAAAATATAAAAAAGGGGTAGTAGAACACGGCGGGACAAAATTGTGGGAGATGCCCACCGCCCGACTCGTGGAGAACGCAATCGAGGAGGCGACCGACCAACTGACCTATCTCCTCACCCTTCGTCAGCAAATGCACATTGTGATGGAACTTGCTAGGGATGGATGCACGGACGAAACATTGACAAATCCGCGTGCAAGAGAGTGTTGCAATCTTATTTACACAACTCTTACAGGTCAATCTAAACCCTTATGAAGCCAATAAAGTTTGTCGCTTGTGGAGACATCCACGGCGATGAACAAGACGCTCCTTCGGTGAAAGCCCTGCTCGCTTTCACGAAAGAATACAAACCCGACCTCGTAGTTTGCATCGGCGATCTCTGGGACTTTCGAGCTATCCGCAAGGGTGCAGGCGATGAGGAACAAGCATCTAGTCTGCAAAAGGATTGGGACTGCGGGGAGGAGTTCTTGCGGGAGTTCTTTAAGTTTGGGGATGAGAGGGTGTTCCTCCGGGGCAATCACGATGAACGGATTTTCGATATGGCGAGGAACAGCCGAAGCGGTCTGGCAAGGGACTATGCCAACGACGGAATAGAAAACATCGAAGCGATAATGAAGGAGACCAAAGCAAGAATGTTCCCATACGATTCAGTCGGGGGGATATACAAGTGCGGCTCTCTCTCATTTGTCCACGGCTACGGCCACGCCATGCACTCCGGCAAGCAACACGCAGACGCATACGGAGATGTTATCTTCGGCCACACCCACGCCATCGACTATTTCCGTAGCGTCTCCATCGACCCCCGAACTGGCTACAATATCGGATGCCTCTGCAACAAGACCCCGGAATATAATCGAGGCCAACTCCGCAGACTCCGCTGGCAACACGGCTGGGCGTTCGGAGCGATCTACCCAGACAAGACACACGAGGTATTCCAAGCACGGCAGAGGGGCAACAAGTTTTATTTACCTACCGACATAAAAGCATTTTGATATGAAACCACGAAATCCTTGGCAGAAATTATTACAGCAACACATCCACAATAAATATGCACCGCCAAGGCCAGAGGGCTTTTACACTCGGCCAGAGATTGCAAAACTCTGGGGCTTGAAAATAAACACGGCAACAAGACTCATCAAAGACATGGTGAAAGATAAAAAACTTGAGGAGCGAAAGCACCTATTTGTTATTCAAACAAAATCAAAACCAGCCCTTCGCCAGCTAAAAGTATTCAAAATACTACCCCTAAAGCACCACCATAAGTAGCGTGTTTATAGGGACTTACAAACAATCGTTAAATAACCCTTGACAAGTTGTGGGGGTGTGATAGAGTGTGGGCATGCAAGAAACAACAACGACAACCGAACAAACCACGGTTCAAGATGGTTTCAAATATAATGATGGTGGGCGTGCTTTGGCAGGATATAAGGGTTTGGCTGGTGATTGCGTTGCGAGGGCTGTGGCAATCGCTTGTGAGATTCCCTACAAAGACGCATACGAGACGCTTGCCAATATAAACAAGAAAACTTCTGGCACTTGCTCGGCAAGAGAGGGCATCCAAACAAAGTCAAATGCCTTCAAGCTCTTTATGCTAAACCTTGGCTGGAGGTGGACACCTACAATGTTCATCGGGCAGGGATGCAAGGTGCATCTTCGCAAGAATGAATTGCCAATGGGTAAAATTATTTGTGCGGTGTCTCGCCACTATGTAGCAGTAATTGATGGAGTAGTAAATGATGCCTATGACTCCACACGCAACGGCAACCGATGTGTGTATGGGTATTGGAGCAAGGCTTAACCCCCAACCAAGAAAGAAAAACCAAATGAACAAACTCCTCATATCCTATATCGCTGGCCTCGTGATCGGGGCTGGCTCGGTGCTGGTAATAGTTGAACATCTACTTAAATAAACCTTTACAACTCCAAATCGAAATCCTAGAACAAATCAAATGACATCCTTCCCCCTCCCCGCCAGACCTCAAGCCTCCGCAGTTCCGGCATCTCACATTGAGTTCGCAAAAGATACAGCCATCGAGGGCAAGCTCAACGGATGGAGGGGCTGGTTCGATCAAGAAACCAAGCAGGGCTACAACCGCCACGGCAAGTTCGCCTCGAATCACAACTTAATGGCCGAGAGGATTCTTGGTGCTGGAATCAAATCTCGGTTTGTAGATTGCGAGATTATGGGGCAACGCACAAAGACTGGGAAGGGAACAATCGTAGTGATGGATGCGTTCGACCCCACCAACCCCAAGCCCTACGCCGAGAGGATGAAGGAGATCGAACACTTGGAAGCCGTCACCTTTGATCTTCAACCCAACAAACTCCTTCGATTTGTTCGCCTTGCCCACCACAAGATCAATGCAATCTGGGAGGAGATGAACTTCCAGAACAACAAGGCGGGGGAAGTTATCTGGGAGGGCTTCGTGATGAAAGCCCTTGATGATGGCAAGTACCCTTACATTACCAACCCAAATTACTGCTCGCCCTCGTGGCAGAAACAGAGGATTCGCTGGTGATTATTTTCTTTGTCGCTTTCTTTGGGCTTTTGATTCTGCAAGGCGTGAGGATATTCGCAAAGCACATCGACCAGCAGAACTATGATCGAAGGCAGTTCTATCTTTATGTTGCCGCCGAACTCGATAAGATGGACAAGATCGTTGCCGAGGGCAACCAACCTAAAGAACCAAAAGAACCAGAGCTATTGTTGCCCACAAAGAACTGGGTGGGGCGTAACTAAAATGAAGCTTACACCATCTGCCAAGTTCGAACTTCTATGGAGAAGCCTTGGTGGTGGGGAGTTGAAGAAGGAGCATAAGTTCTCCGAGGGCAGAAGGTTTAGGTTTGATTACTATGTGGACTTATTAACCTCTGGCATCGCTATCGAGCTAGAGGGCGGGGTGTGGACGAGGGGCAGGCATACAAGACCCTCCGGGTTCCTCAATGATATGGAAAAGTATAACCTCGCCGCATCGATGGGCATCCTAGTTTTTCGCATACCCTCCCACGACATATCAGCCAAGTGGCTTTCCCCGATAATAAAAACCATAAACGAAAGGACAAATAAATGACCGCACAATTCCAAGTAGATCAGATCGTGACTATGCACAGCCCATTCACGGATGAAGATGTTCTTGTTAATTTCCGTGGGCTTATGGGCGGGGGAAAGGCGATGGTAATTCGCCACCCCAAAGGATTACAAATGGCCGTACCAGTCGAATGGCTTTCCCCGACACCAGAAACAACAACCAAAGGAACAACTAAATGAAAAAACCAACAAAAAAAGAAACAGCAAAAGCAGAAGAACCCAAGTCCGTAAAGTTCACCGACCGAGAACACGATGAGAAGAAAGACCTTTCTTTCTTTAGATTCCCAAGTTCAGTTAGAAAAGAGCGTGAAGAGTACGGCCACTACGAACAACCAAACTACTAACCAGAAAGAACCAACAAATGAATAATGAAATAGCAGTACACAACGGCAACGGAGTCTCTAACCATATCCGACAAGCAACGGATGTGGCGGGGGCTTGTCGTGCCATCGTTAAGGAAACTTGCCAACGCATCGGCCAGAAAGATTATGTTCGGGTTGAGGGCTGGCAAGCCATCGCAGTCGCCCACGGATGCGTTGCCTCCGCAAGAGATGTAGAGAGACTCGAAGATGGCTATCGTTGCATCGGTGAAGTAAAGCGAATGGACAACGGCCAAGTAATATCAAGTGCCGAGGGGTTCTTGGGTGACGATGAGCCGATGTGGGCAAGCCGCCCGACCTATGCCAAGCGAGCGATGTGCCAGACCAGAGCAATCAGTAGGGCTTGTCGCTCTGCCTTTGCACACATCGTGGTATTGATCGACAAGAGCCTATCCACCACACCAGCCGAGGAAGTTCCTTATGGGGGATTCCAAGATATCAACACGGAGAAGTTTGAGGAAGCACCGAAGGCCGAACCCGCGAAGATAAGCAAGGCAGACTTAGCAGATATCACGGCCAAGCTCAACTCCCCCAACAAAACCAACGGCACAGAGCCGAGGGATATGGAGTTGAAGTTCGGCAAGCATAAGGGTTCAACGATTCGGCAGATTGCTATGCTGGGAGATAAGGGATTGGACTACCTAGAGTGGTTGTCTAGGCAAGACCTCAAGCCCGGAGCAGATGGCAAGCCATACAAGAATGACATTATCCGCAACGAGATAATCGCAGAGATTCTCCTCGAGGCCGAGTCGTTAAGAAAAGGAACACCCGATGAAATCCCATTCTGAACTTATCGCAGACATTCTTAATGATGCGAGGAGTAAGGCCGCCGACCTCGAAAGAGAACGATGCGCCGATCTAGTTCAACAACTGGCAGACGGAACAGAGGACGCAGTCATCACCGGAATCTTGAATGAGGTGGTGGTTGCAATAAGGAGGCTCGCAGATGTCAGCCGTTGATGTTCGGATACCAGAAACCAAGTGGTCAATGTTAGAGTGGAAAACAACCAAGGAGAAACCAAATGAAAATAGCAGGGTTCTTGTCTATAATGGAAAAGAAGTTATCGGCGGGAGATACTTACAAGGGGACTATGTCGCCCACAACTGGGGTCAACAAACCGAAGTCGTACTTTGGGCAAAGTGGCCGACCGCACCCAAATGGTGATTTTCCTTTCATACATCGTGAATCATTTAGCGGTGTGGTTCGTAGTTGCGGTCATTTCATACAGCGTATTCATTCTGGGGCTATATCTGCTAGGCCGATTGTTGGGCTGGTTAAAAGATTGGTGGCAAAAATATGAGCGTTAAGAGATTAAAACTACTTGAGCAGTTCCACGCAATCGCATCTAAAAGATTAAGGGATTTGTTCCGAGACTTCGACCACGCCAAGCGTGAAAACTATAAAGACATCATCAACCACCTCGACTACTCGCATCGCATAACCAAAGAGCTATTGGAGAGGGCGAAGAAATACCAGAAGCGGGATGTGGAGAAGAAAAAGTGAAGCGAGATTCCTTCTGGTTTCCCTTTGAGCCGAACCGCTGGCTCTCCAACGAGAAGCTATCGTTAGTGAGTCTCGAGGCCAAGGGGCTATGGATTCACCTAGTATGCCTCATCTATAAGGCCAACGCCGGCGGGAGATTGGTCATCAACGGCAATCCACCCACCCCGGAACAGATAAGCAGAATGGTTGGTCAAGACGCCAGCCCACTCATTAAAGAGCTTGAGGTTGCAGGGGTTTATGAGATTAAAGATGGGGCAATCTACCACGGCGGCACGGCGGCAACCCTAGCAGATATGAACAAAAGATCGGCTGGTTATGCGTCAAGAATAACCCATAGATGCCCCAAAGATGAGCCATCTATGCACCATCTATCGTCCATAGATGATCAAAAGATGGGACACAATAACAATAACAATAACAATAACAACAAGAAAGAGAGAGAGGGCTTGCGCCCCACGCACGCCGAATGGATTGCCTTTGCAAATGAGATCGGATGGAGATTGACGGATGCGGAGTCGGCTTTTGATTACTACCAATCGAACGGATGGAAGGTCGGGGGGAAGGCATCGGTAAAGGATTGGAAAGCGTGTGCCAGAAATTGTCAGAGACGGAGCAACCAACAACCAACCAAAGGAAACCAACCAATGAAGAAACCAATCAAATCGGGGTGCGAATCCCCACCAACCTACAAAATTATGGGCTTTCAGACGCTTGAAGCGTGGGAAAAGGCGGGGTGTCCGTGAACGACCTTGTTTTAGCGGCCACAATCCACCGGGTGAAGTCGTGCGAGGACAAAATTGCCCAATTCGAGCAACTCATAAGCACACTCACCGCCCAGATGGCTCATAATCGCTCAGAATTGGCCTCCAAAGGGCTTGCAAACCTAGTTATGGGTACAACCACCCCCCTAGACATCCCAAGGGAGTTACGGCCAACCTTCGGCAAGTATAGGGCAAGGGGAAATCGTTCCCACAACACAGTTCAGAAGCGATGGGGCATTTGGAAGGCTCAATATGAGTCTGGGCTAACAGTAAAGGAGATTGCACACGCTTGGGGATGCCATCACTCCTCAATCGTGAACGCAAAAAGCAAAAACTTCACGGCTCGGAAGTCAACTGGGAGGGCAATCAAATGATCGCAATGTTAGAGGCCGAGCAGTTTGAGTTGCCCTTTATGCGAACCACGCACCCAGTCAAGACGGAAGGCCACGACCAGAACGCTCGAATCCTAGCTCACCTTCAAACTGGGCGAACACTCACGGCTCTGGAAGCCCTAGAATGGTTCAAGTGTTTCCGGTTGGCGAGTCGGATCTGCGATTTGAAAAAGGCGGGGCATCAGATCGAGAAGCGAACGGTTCAAACCAACAGCGGCAAGCGAGTGGCGGAGTATTATTTGTGAAGTTTATTGAGCTATTCGCCGGTATTGGAGGTTTTAGGCTTGGCCTAGAACGAACCGGACACCAATGTGTCTGGGCTAACGAATGGCTCGAAAAACCAAGGAGAATATATGCAAAACAATTCGGAGACAAACCAGATGGCAGAGACATCAGAACTATTCGAGCCGAGGACATACCAGAGGCAGATTTCATTTGTGGAGGATTTCCTTGTGCCACTTTTTCGATTGCAGGGAAAAGATCGGGGTTCTCTTTGGAGGACACAAGAGGGACTCTTGCTTTTGAAATGTTTAGATTGGCTAGGGATAAGGGAATACCATATATACTTTTTGAAAATGTTAAAGGACTCCTCAACCACGACAACGGAAGAACCTTTGGAGTCATACTCGAAGTCTTGGATGGGATGGGGTATGACTCTCAATGGGAACTTCTTGACAGCAAAAATTTCGGAGTCCCGCAACACAGAGAAAGGATTTTCCTTGTCGCAAATTTTAGAGGAAAACCCAGACCCAAAGTATTTCCTATCACAAACCCAGATGGAAAGGATGATGGCAAGAACAGAGGAAAACAAGAGACAAGGGCGGGGCTTTTCTCCAACATTTCTCCAACCCTTGATGCCCATTACTACAAAGGAGGAGCTTCAAGACAGTATGTTAACGAAGAAGCCGTTGCCCAATGGCGAAGGACGCACTTCCGAGAATACAGATCAGATGGAGTTCCAACTTTAACCGCAAACATGGGAACAGGCGGGAACAATGTTCCATTCATTCACGCAAGAAGCCACACACAATCCAATATGATACAGAGGAATAGGCAGAGTGAATATGCTTGGACTTTAGATTCAAAACCACAAAACAAGATGGGCGTTTCAAATGATGGCAAGAGCATAAGGAAGTTTACGCCCAAAGAATGCGAGAGACTTCAAGGCTTCCCGGACGATTTTACTAGGTGGATGCTTATGGATGATGGAAGCCTAAAAGAATCTGCCGATGCAGAACGCTACGAACGATGCGGGAGAACCGTCACAGTTCCGGTGATCGAAGCAATAGGAAGGAAATTTGGCTATGAGTGGTATTAAATCTTGGTCTTTCAAAAACAAGAAGATAGCAAAGGGCTTTGATTCCCACATAAGGGAGCAACTTCCTTGGTATGAATTAGCAACCAAGGCAGTTGAGTTTATAGCCAGAAACTATCTTTCAGAAGGCGGTACGGTTTATGACATAGGGGCATCAACTGGGAACATATCGCTGGCATTAGATTCTTTAATAAGAGAAAGAAAGGCAAGACTCCTAGCAGTAGAGGAAAGCTGGGAGATGATTGCTAAATATAGAGGCCACGGCACTATGATTCCGTCCAATGCCCTAGATGTGTCATACGAGGGGTTTGATGTGGCCATATTCTTTCTGACTTTTATGTTCCTCCCAGTAGCCAAAAGACAGGCATTTTTAGGACAACTCATTCAACGGATGAACAAGGGCGGGGCAATTATAATGGTCGAAAAGGTAAATCCTAAAGACGGCTATGCCGGCTCTGTAATTAGGAGACTTACGATGAATTGGAAAATGCTTGCGGGAGCAAAGCCAGACGAGATTATTAAAAAGGACTTGAGCCTTTGCGGGGTTCAAAGACCAGTATGCGAAAGCGAGATCGGACAATGCACAGAGTTCTTTAGGATGGGTGAGTTTGTGGGATGGATAATTGAAAAATGAACAACTTAAAATCATCCCTTGCCTCAAACCAGACTCAAAGTAGCTTGCACATTCAATGAATGAACCCTTCACATCCTCAGAGGCAAAGGCCAAGGGCATACTTTCCGACCGCTACCCCGGCAAGGAGATGTCGAAACTCTATGCCGAGAACCGCAATCAAGCGACCATCGATATGTTGAGGGATGCCGTGTTCACTTTGATTACTAACGAGATTCCCACTTGCACCATCGCCCAAGTTCTACGCAAAACCCACGGAGCAATTCAGTACCACCTACGATGTCTTGAGGGGGACGGAAAACTAAAGAGACGGAACAAGCGATGCCATTGGCGGGAGGCCGTTGAAGCGTGAACAAGAAAATCAATAAGATGGAGGCCAAGGCAATCGAGGCACAGATCGATAAGCTCAAGGCCACGATTGACAACGCAGAAGGCAAAAGAACTAAAGGGGACGAATCCCCCTCAAGACGCTACCGCCACTTGTGCGAGCAACTCCACTTTCTAACGATGAAAAAAGCCATCCTCATCCTAGCCATCGCCCTACTTGGTTCGGTGCAGGGGGCAAACATAATGATCGACCCGCCGAAGCCTCCACCCAAGAAAACCATCAAGGCTCGCATCACGGCCTACTGGTTGGGTGAGGATGAGTTTGGGTGGAAAAGCTCAACAGGAAAACGGTTAGTTTCTGGCAAATCTTGTGCGGTTGACCCCAGACTTATCCCCTACGGCACAAAGCTAGTCATTGAAGGCAAGACCTACCACGCACACGATACCGGAACGGCAGTCATATCCCGAAAGGCATCGGGCAAATCTAGGTTGCCAGTCGTTGACCTTTTTTACGCTAGCGAACGGCAGGCAAGGCGGGAATTGGCTAGGGTGGGACGGACGGCAGTTGTGGAAATCCAATGAACCACCTCGGCCAAGACCCAGCGGATTCAATCTTGGCTAGTTACACGCCCGATATGGCAGAGCATATCGACACGCTCCAAGATCGGGTCAAGGAACGGCTGGCAAAGATGAAGGCGATGAACCCCAGCCTCGACCTCGACCAGCTAGCCAAGCTCACGGCAGAGGTTGTGGAGCAGACCATAAAGCACGAAGGGGACAGCCAAATGTTGAGGCATAGGCGGGACGACACCTTGGACGAATCCTTGCTAGCCCTAGCCACGAACCGAAGCCCCGACTCGCTGACCTCCATCGCAAAGCGTTACATCAACCCAAGCACCGGAAAGCCGTACACAAGAGCGGCCATCTCGGCACGACTTACGGAGTTGAGCCAGCGCACCGGCCTAGTTTTACGCATCCAACGGAGCGAAAGGGTGAGGCAGATTTACAAGGAGCGAGCCTTGCGAGTCCACAAAAAGAGGCGGGAAGAATGCCCCAAATGGAACTCGGAAGCGTGGGCAAAAGGCATAAAACCACGAGGAAAAAAACGGTGAGGGCAGGCTCGAAAGTGATATGTGTGGACGACCGCTTCCCTACCGAGATCATCCTTTTTTATAACCACCTACCGATCAAAGACAAGGTGTATGTGGTGAGGGGACTAGGGGTAGGGGTAGGGTTGAACGGCCAAGAGGGGGAGGTTGTGGTCTACCTTGAGGGGCTAAAGAACCCATGCTCGACCACCCCACCCCACCCGGAGCGAGGCTTTCACGCCGACAGATTTCGAGAGATCGAACCACCCGCAGAAGTCGAGGCCGAGGAGTTGGCCGAGGCTCACGCATAACCCAAAAAGGACATCCCAAAATGAGCGAAAAGCAAATAGGCATGGAGCTACAACGCACGGTCAAGGCACTAGAAAAAGCCAAGGAAACAGCCATCGAACAGATGGGGCAGGCCATCGGACTAGCCGCAGACGCAGGCGACATCCTCCTATCGGCACGGACAGAGGGGCTAGACCTCGAGGCCATCCAAGACATAGCACAAATAAACGGTGAGCAAGCAAGGAGATATGAGCGTGTGGCAAAGGCAAGGCCAAGCCTCCAAGCCCCTACCCCCGGTGGCCTCAAGCAGTTAGCCCTATGGACTGGGCTACTACCCGACCCGATCGAAACCTCGAACCCCAAGGCCGAGCAGGCTTGGCATAGCTACATAATCAAGGCTAGGCAATGGCTCGCACGCAAGAGCATAACCCAATGGACACCAGCCCAGCGCACTCAGTTTGTTGAGGAGGCGAAGCCAATCGTCGAGGCGTTCGTCGAGGCGGGAGGAAAAATTTGAAGGCGAAAAATTTTGTCGGCCAAAAAAAATTAGGAGGCTCCCAAACGCAAAAATCCCTCCAAACAGGTTCCGAGGCGCGATCATTTTGTGCGAGTTAACCTAAGAATCTTTTAGTTAACAACTTACAAGTAAAAATCTGCGTAACTTTTTAGATCAATGAAATATCCTTGCCTAATTTCCAAGAAAATCTCTGAGCTTTCACCAGCAAAGTATAATCCTCGGACAATCTCTTCCGACTCATTGGGCAGGCTTACAAAATCCTTGAGCGAGCTTGGAAATCTTCAGCCGATCACTTGGAACGCCAAGACTGGCAACATCGTGGGAGGCCACCAAAGGCTAAAGTGCTATTCGGCACTTGGGAAAGATGAGGTCGAGGTGTGGGCGGTGTGGTTGGATGAGGCGCAAGAGAAGGCGGCTAACATCGCTCTGAACAAGTTAAGCGGGGAGTTCGATATGCCCAAGCTGAAGGACATCTTGGAAGAGATCGATGTGGGGGAGATCGATGTGGATATTACCGGATTCAGCTTAGAGGAGATTAGCAAGATGATGGAGGCGAGTATGCCAGAGGAAACAGAGAGTGGAGGGGGCGAGAAGTGTTTGGCGTGTGGGAAGCCCTTGTGAAGAATGATAAGGCAAACCGACCTAGCTCAAAAGTGGAATGTCTCAAGGGCGGCAATCTCCAAGTTCGTAAAGGCTGGGATGCCCCTAACAAGCGTCAACGATGCCGAGCGTTGGAAGTTGAGCAATCAAAAGCGGGTGAGCAAGACCGAGATCAGTTTGATACCATCCCCGAACTCCTTCGAGCCATCGAAGGACTCGGATGCCGAGTTGTCTGTATCGAAAACCTCGCTTGGCAGATTGAATCGAGCCAAGAACGCCGAGGTAGTTGCTTACTCATTGGTAGCTACGGCGGCAACAAACAAAAACCCAGTCGCAATGAGGGCGGCGGTGCAAGGATGGGGCGAAGCAAAAAAGCGAGTCGCAGAAGCCGAAATGGAACACGCTCGATGGGAAGAGGTGAGCCGAGTCACAGTTCGGATGGGGGAAGTGCAGGAATGGATAACGAAGTGGCACGGAGCAATCAGATCGCTTCTGGATGCCCTTCCTTCAAGCCTAGCGGCCAGAGCAAACCCATCAGACCCAGAATGTGCAAAGCAAGCCATCCAAGACGGAATCAATCAAATCTTCGTTACCATCCAGAAAGCAGAGGGGGCGTTTAAGTGATGCTAGCATTAAAAATAGCCGTGGGGATAGTGCTTGCAGTCGTGATTCTCAATGTGGCGTTCTGGGCTTGCATTATTCTCGCCTATCTACTCGCCACTTTATTTGAGTGCATCGGGAAGTGGATTAAAAAGTGAATGAATGTTTCCTCATCATCCTTGCTACCCTTGGTTTGCTAGGATTGATTCTGCCGTTCTTTGACGAATGAAACGCTCACCCCTCAAACGCAAAACGCCACTCAAACGAGGCGGGAAACTACGCCGGGTGTCTGCCAAGAGACGAAAGCAGAACGAGGTTTATTCTGATGTGCGAGAGAAGTTTCTAGGCAACACCCCAGTCTGCCAAGTTTGCCAGAGCAAGATGGCGAGCCAAGTTCACCATAGGCGAGGGAGGTTTGGGGATAGGCTAAATGAGGTAGAGTTTTTCTTGGCGGTTTGCTTTGAGTGCCATCACAAGATTCACATGAACCCAGCGTGGGCGTATGCAAAAGATTATCTGGTTAAGAGATGAACATCGGGGCGTTCAGCCGAAGTTTCTTTGAGCCAAGAGAACAACTATCAATACCAGAATGGGCAGAGAAAAACCTTACGCTCTCGGCAAGGGTAACGAACATACCCGGAGCATATTCAACAACACTCACGCCCTATGTCCGTGAACCCCTTGAGGCTTTTGGCGATGATTCGATTCGGAGGGTGGTGTTGGTCTGGGGAGCGCAGACCTCAAAGACTACAACGATTCTCGCTGGCCTAGCCTACCGAGTAGCAGAGCGGCCTTGCCCGGTCTTGTGGGTGATGCCCTCGGAACATCTAGCCCGATCATTTACAGAAACCCGCTGGCTTCCAATGGTGGATGACTGCCCAGCCCTAGCCAAAGAACGGCCAGAAAATACAGACCGAATCAAAATCCTAGAGCAACATTTTAAGCGATGCTCGGTCTGGTGGGCGGGAACAAGTGCCTCGGCTCTTTCTAGTCGCTCGATTGCTTTGCTCTGTATGGATGAGGTGGACAAGTTTCCAGAGCAAGCAGGGTCGGGGAGAGAGGCCAATCCGGTGCAGTTAGCAGAAGCACGAGTTAGCACCTACCCCAATCATTTAATCATAGCAACCAGCACCCCAACAACTGCCGACTCAATAATTTGGGCTGAATGGCAGAAGGGCGATATGCGTTTCTACTTTGTGCCTTGTCCCCATTGTGGATTAAAACAAAAACTAATTTGGGGACAAGTGAAGTGGGACGAGGCCGCCAAGATAGAAGATGGCGTTTATGATTATGCCCTAGTGAAATCCTCGACCTACTACGAGTGCGAGGGATGCAAGGGCAAGATTCAAGACGGCCAAAAAACCAAGATGCTCCGAGAGGGGGAGTGGAGGGCAACCAATCCCAAGGGCGAACCAGCCAGACGCTCCTATCACCTCAACGGCCTATACGCTCCGTGGGTTAGCTTCGGGAGCTTGGCGGTTAAGTTCCTGCAAGATAAACACAGCGGGATTATCGGCCTGCAAGATTTCGTGAACCGAGTTCTTGCCGAGCCTTGGATGGAACACGAATCAGAAAAGATGCAGATCGTTCCCGGTGCTTACAAGATGGGCGAAGTAAGGATGGGCGATAAGCTGATTATGAGTTGCGACATCCAAGAGGCGGGGGGCTTCCACGCTTGGTGTGTGGTTAGGGCTTGGGATTTAGAGGGCAAACCAAGGCTTGTGTGGGCGGGTAGGCTAGAAACTTGGGGCGACATAAAGGCAAAACAAGACGAGTTTGGTGTTGAGGATAAGTGCGTCTTAATTGATTCGGGCGATCAAACCCGAGATGTGTATTTGAATTGTTGCAAGAACGGCTGGGTTGCGTTGGTCGGCTCGGACAAGACCAGCTTCTCCGAGATCGTGAACGAGCAGAAGGTGCAAAGGCCATACGCTCGAATCGCAAATGGCGACCCTTTCTCTGGTAAGGCAGTTCAATCAAAGGCAGGATGGAAGTGGAAGCTCTGCCCGATTTGGCGATGGTCGAACCCATCCATCAAAGACATCCTCTCCCAGCTTCTCAAAGAGGAGGGCTTTATCGCCCTAGATACGCCCGATGTCTGGAAGGTGCATATTGAGGCAGAGGTGAAGGTAAGGGTTAAGAATCCTATGACTGGCAGGGAAAGACTTGTGTGGAAGCAAGTCGGGAAGCATAATCATTTAATGGATTGCGAATGTATGAACATTGTGGGTGCGGCACTCCACGGACGGCTCAAGGTTTCACCCGCAAGTTTGACAGAGGAGGTTGAGAATGGCGAAGGGTGATTTTATTGGGCTACCCCTTGCCACCCTAACTTCTCTGCGTGATAAGTATGTGACTTGTCTTGAGGCGATTGCGGTGGCTGGGTCTAGCTATTCGATAGCGGGACGCTCTTTTTCTAGGGCGAATCTTGGGGAAGTTCGTGATACTATCGCAGAGCTAACCCTTGCCATCCAGTCTGCCAACGGCACTCGTATCCGCACGACCTACGCCAACTTCTCGTGAAAAAAGCCCAGCTAAACTTAATCGATAAAGCTGTTGCCTTTCTGAACCCGCAGGGGGCAGTTAATCGTATGATTGCACGGCAAAAGCTCGTCAACTTCTCTTACGATGCGGTCAAATATACAAGGGAACGCAAAGGGCCGAGTTCGCTTTCTGGTGCGGAAGATTATCGTTCTAACTATGACCGAGTGGAGCTGATGAAAAGGGCGAGGGACTTGGCAGAGAATGTTGGCCTTGTTCGCTCCATCCTTATGAAGTTCGCCAGCCATACGGCCGCAAACATTTCTTACCAAGCCCGAACCGAGAACCCCGAAGTCAATACCGAGGTAGAGGCATATTGGGCTGATTGGTGGGACAAGTGCGATATCTCGACTCGGCATACTGGTTCGACTCTGATGCAAGTGGCGATGATGAGTATGCTCCGAGATGGTGATTTTCTTTTCGTTTTAGTCCGAGACAAGGACGGCAACCTAAAGATTCAAGGCATCGAGGCAGATAGAGTAGGCGACCCATTTAAGGTTTATACAAGCCTAGATTTGATCGGTGGAATCCATATTGATCGAGATACTGGTGCGCCGAGTGCCTACGATATTTACAACCGAAGCATCGGGGACTTCTACACCTACCAAGCAACCATTCCTGCAAGCCAAGCCTTTCACCTATTCGACCCACTCCGCATCGATCAATATCGTGGAGTAAGTGCTTTCCATACCGCCATAAATGATTGCACAGACATTTACGATATCGTTAATTTCGAGAAGATGGCGGCACGAGTAGCCTCCTCCCAATCCGCAGTTGTTCGCAGGAACAACAACAATGCCTCTGATCTCTCCACGCTCACAAACGATGAAAATGTTAATGGTGATACTATCAAGCTAGAAGCGATTGAGTCGGGCAAAATCTCTTATCTAGAACCGGGCGAAGATATTGTGTTCCCCGATGGCCCGAGCCGTCCCTCCGGTGCGTTTGCAGAGTTCCACAAGATTCTTTTGCGGAACATTTGCCTTGGCCTTGGCATCCCTTATTCATTCGCCGTTGACCCTTCCGCTATGTCTGGCCCGACCGCACGCCTTGAGATGCAACAAGCAGGGCGCACCTTCCGCAGATACCAGAAGCTCCTAGATGATAAAGTGCTTCGACCGATTAAGAACATCGTAATTGCCGATGGAGTGGCAAGAGGATTGATTGAGAACAATGTTGGGAGCAGAACGACTAGGGGTATTTTTAATTTCGGGGCAAATGTCTCTATTGATTTAGGCAGAGAATCCGCTTCCGCAATCTCCGAGTTCAAGACTGGCCTCAGAACTGCCGCCGACATCTACGCCGAGCGAGGGCAAGATTTTGAAAGTGCTATGCGACAAAGGGCTATTGAGGCGAAGCTGATTAAGGATTTAGCACAGAAGTATGGCGTAGCCCCAGAGACGATTTCCGATATTGTTACGCCTACACCCCCGCAACCCCAACTACCTCCCGCCCCCGCACCTAAACCAGTAGCACCCATAGAGGATAAACCAGAGGAGGACAAGGATGAGGGAGGCGACCAGAAGCCAATTCCAGAAGACCCCATCGAACCATCCTCCGAAGAATTAGAAGTTAAAAAAAAAGATACTGAAGAGGCACTAGCAAAACTCGACCCAGCATCCATCAAGATGCTGATTGAGGGAATGATGGGCGGGATTGAGTTGGCGAAGTATGATGGGATTGATTTTACCCCACCAGAAGGAGCTAGGGAGGCCGCCAAAAGAGCCCTGGATGTGCGGGAGACGAAACCACCCAGCCAAAGGGGAATGACCCCAGTGGGCATCGCCAGAGCTAGGGATTTGCAAAATGGCGTGAAGCTATCGCCCGATACAGTAAGGCGAATGTTGAATTTCCTAACTCGCCACGAAGTCGACAAGAAGGGCGCAACTTGGGGCGAGCAAGGAAAGGGCTGGCAAGCGTGGCACGGATGGGGCGGGGATGCGGGCTTTTCTTGGGCAAAGAAAGTAGTCGGACAAATGGAGGCAAGGGACAAGAAAGAACTAGCCGAACCGGCCTCTTGCCCAATCGCAACCCAAGACATCAAAACCAACCTAGCCAATAGGCAGACAGCGGTTGATGATGCAAACTACGGCCCAGCCAATCCAAACGAACCCAACGAGGACTACTGGAAAGCCAAGGCAGACGAGTTCCAAGGCGATGTAGTAACGGCAAAGAAAATGCTTTGTGGTAATTGTGCGGCCTTCGATCAGAGAAGCAAAGTTTTGGGGTGCATTAAGAAGGGCATTGGAGAGGACGCAAACGAGGTGGCTATTGGTGGCGATCTGGGTTACTGCGAGATTTTTGATTTTAAGTGTGCGGCCAAAAGGACTTGTGACGCTTGGATTGTGGGCGGGCCGATTACAGATAAGAAAGAAGAACTTGCCCGACCAGTCTCCCAAACCCCAGCCCCTCCCAAAGAACGGATCAAAGGCTCAAGGGAGAACCCCAAAGGCACGGCATCCACAAGGAGCAAAGCTGGTGACATTGAGATTTCAGAACAGAACGAAGAAGCTCTCAAGAACAAGGTTGCCGAGTTCAAGGACAAGCACCCCTCAAGGAAAGCCCCCACGCTTGGGGCATTGAAGAAAGTGTTTCGCAGGGGTGCGGGTGCGTTCTCGACCAGCTTCCGACCTACCATCAGCGGGGGCAAACCCAACTCTAGGAACGCTTGGGCGATGGCAAGGGTGAACAAGTTTCTAAAGATGGCTGGTGGCGGTGAAGTCAAGAAATCATATCGAGCGGCAGACGGCGATCTTCTTTGACACAACCTCGATGCTTTATGCCCCTGCCCATTCCCTCCGCTGACGAATCAGAGCAAGACTTTGTATCCCGCTTTATGGGTGACGAGCAAGCTGTAAGCGACTTCCCGGACGAAAGCCAGCGTTCAGCCGTAGCCTATTCGACCTATCGGGACGAGGAGATGGATGAAATGGAGCTAGGCGGGGTGAGCATTTTGGAGGTGGGAGAGGCCAAAGGACACGACCTTTTCGTGGATAAAACAAGCCTAGAGACTGCCCTCAAACTTATGGGAAGTGCCAAGAATGGCGTGAAGGTTAAGATGAACCACGGAAGCGGATTGGACGCAGTTGTCGGCTTTGCCCGCAACCCCCGCATTGAAGGGGATAAGCTAGTGGCAGACCTTCGCCTTCTCCGCAACTCTCCCCACTATGGTCTTATCAAAGAGATGGCCTCCGAAGCCCCCGACCAGTTCGGAGTTTCCCTAGCCTTCGTAAATGAGTCCGAGACCATCAACGGCAAGGATTACATTCGACCCCAGAGCATCGCCTCTGCTGATTTAGTTTCCTCCCCTGCGGCCACGAATGGGCTGTTTGAAGAAATGGTAAAGTTTATGGAAAAGCTGGGATATGTAAGCGGAGGAAAGACAATCCCAGCCGTAGTTAAACAATCCGTGGAGGAAGCTCCACTTGACAAAAAGGACAAAACCAATATGGAAAACACAGATTACAAAAAAGATATGGACGAAATTAAGGTTCGTCTCTCTGCCTTGGAAGAGGCAATGAAACCCAAGGAAGAAATGAAGAAAGAGGAGATGGCCGAGGAAGCTACCAAGATCGTCATCGAAAAAGAAGATGAAGATGAGAAAGAGGAGAAGACCGAGGAAATGAGCGAGGTCGTGAAAAAAGTTCTAACCGAGTTCGGCATTAAGCCCATCCCCGCCTCCCCTTCAATCGAAGTTCCTTCCGAGAAAAAGGAAGAACCCAAAACTTTTGAAGCTCTCGTGGCCGCCCATAGCGACTACGGAACAAGCAAGCTCAAGGCCATGAAAGCCGTGATGCTCTCCAACCCCAAAGAATACTCCGAGGCTCTGACTCGTGGTATTACTAAACTCTAATAAAAGGATAATACTAAAATGGCAACAAATATTGACGGTGGTGCAGTTCGCACCTTTAACTTCGCTTCGGCGATTTCGGCTTACCGATTCGTCCAAATCGGAACAGATGGATTGGCAGTAGCGGCAGTCTCCGGCACGGCTCGTGCGGTTGGCTCTACTATTTCCGATGTGGCGGCTGGTGACAACGGTGCAGTCAAGCTGTTCTACCCAACCTTCTTTGCAACTTGTGATGTGGCGATTGCGGCTGGTGGCCTAGTGGCTACTAGCACGGCTGGCCTCGTAACAACTGCGGCCGCTAATGTTGGCGTTGTCGGAGTTGCTCTCGAAGGTGGCGCGGCCGATGCAGT